TGGTAAGAAAATCTTTGACAAGATCAAGGATGTGATGCAACCAACCTTTGAAGATGAAAAACCAGTCAACCCATTTGACCTTTGGGAAGGTGCTAACTTCAAGTTGCGCATTCGTCAGGTTGAAGGTTATCGCAACTACGATAAGTCAGAATTCGATGGTCCAACTCCTCTTGATGACGACGAGGATAAGTTGGAGCAGGTCTGGAAGAATGCGCATTCTCTTGCCACTTTCCTCGATCCTTCGAACTTCAAGTCATATGATGAACTGAAGGCAAAGATGAATGCTGTTCTCACAGGTGGTGCTCGTATGGCAACTGCTGAGAAGGTAAATCCGCTTGATGCTGAAGATGAACTGTTTGTTGAAACCAAGATGCGCAATGCACCTGCTGCTAAGGCAACGGATGACAGTCCACCTTGGAAAGAAGACAGTGACGATGACACGATGAGTTACTTCTCGAGTCTCGCTGATGACTAAAAACTTGGGGGAGCGTTTCGCTCCCCCATTTCATTATGCCACTGCTCTTTTTTGTTGGAATCTTAACCAAGTCGGATCGTCAGTTCTGACGTTTGCGACGCCTCCTGGGGCAGTTATTGTTGGACCGCCTGCAGATGTTCCAGTATTTTGTTGAATTACTGTTGGTGGCGGAACATTAATTTTCATTTTATCTCTTGTTGCTTCGGTTCCTGCTTCGATAATAGAACTGTCAACATTTTTTCCAGTTTCAGGTTTTGCAGTTTTCTTGCTTTGCATGTCTAGTAATGCTCCACCCGCCATTCCGACTGGACCCAACGCAGCACCAATCAATGCTCCTTTGTTGTCTTTAGCAAAATTACCGATTTTAGAAAACACACCTTCTTTGGGTTTTTCTGCAATTGCTTTTGTTTTATCATCACCACTGAAGTAATTGATCAACCCACCTGCTTTTTCGCCCAACCAACCGCCTGCCTTTTCGCCCAACCATGCGCCAGCAGCACCGCCTGCAACTGTTCCGACTGGACCGAGAAGAGAACCTAGTGCACCACCAGCAATTGCACCGATTGCAGTTCCAGCACCGGAACCTACTGCCTTTCCTTTGTTAACAGTTGCTGATTTTTTGTTTTCTTCTTTCAGTTGTTTTGCTTGCTGCGGTGTAATTTCACCACTTTTTACTTTATTTTCAATATCTGCGTTTTGCGCTTCTTCCTGATCAGCGGCATCATTATATCCAGTAATACCCTGATATGCTCCCATACCGACAGCAGCAACTGCACCAAGTTTACCGACATTCTTAGAAAGAAATCCTCCAGCTTTGCGAGCGAACCCTCCAAGTTTTTTAAAACCTTTATTACCAATCAAATCACCAGCATCACCAAGAGTATCAAGTAATCCGCCTCCTGAACCGCCAGCATTAAAACCAGACAGCAGTGTTGAACCATTATCCTCGAACCACTTGGCAAGATAATCCATCTTTTCGAGCATCTTCTTAAATATGTCCAAGGATTCACCTGAATTTTCTTGGAGAATGGTTGAAGATTCAGCAATTCTCGTAAATGCTTCTATCTTTGAGTCTTTTGAAACACCAGCAGCATCTTCTTGGGATTCGCTACTGGTAGTTGGTCTTTCTTTCAGTGCAGCAAAAACTTCTTCTTTACTTAAAACCTTCCCGTCTTTTCTATAAGAAATATCGTTTTCCGAGGCAGGCGCGATACCCTTTTCTTGTAGTATCTTCTTCTGCTCTTCTGTAATATCACTTAATTTCTCTAGAACAGTAGAAGTTACATTGTTTTCATTGCTGACATTAGAATCAGTTTCGCTATTTTTTGCTTCTTCTGTTTTTTGATTAAGAATTTCTTCGATTGTTTTCTTAAACAGTTCTTCCGCGCTTACGTTAGTTTCATTGGAGACTCTTTCTTCATTACGAGAAAGTTCTCTCTGTCGTTTAGTTTCATCTGTTCTGAAAACTCTATCGTAAAATCCACCTTCTTCTGGACCAGCACCCATCATGAAACCGCTTTTTGCCTCGCTTAAGAATCCTTTTGCGATCTTTCCGATTCCACCAGTTTTTGCTGTGAGAGGATCTTTGTCGGTTTTTATACCAACTTCTCTGCCCATTCTGTTGAGAAAGGTATCTTTTTCACCCGATAGAGTTATACCTTTTGCCCTGAGTAATTCTTCTTGAGCCTGTTTCTTGACATCTTCTCCTAGTTTTTGTTGAGCAGGATTTCCTGTTTCTACTAGTTTTTCTGATAGCGCAACCACTTTGGCAATTGCTTTTTCAAATTCAGAGATATTTTTAGTCTGCAGTTTTGTGATCTCATTAACCATATTCTTGATGAGATCTTTTTGATTGTCTTCGATATTATCGATAATCTCTAATGCATTCTGATTGAAGAGTTTGGCGAACGTGCCAATCATAGCAGAAGTAGAGGATTTATTTGCCTCGACTGCAGAACCTATGTTTACTGCAGCAGCAATTTTATTCAATTGCTGCTCTTTTCCTTCTCCGCGGATTGGTTTTTGTTCTTGTTCCATTTTAATCCTGGTTCTCTGCTTTCTTTTTCAGATGTGTAATTAGCATTCCAATATAAACTTCCCTTTCCCACGGCATCATATTTTCTAATTCAGTTAAACTATATTTATGCTCATGCATCAAAATAAAGTTAATCTTATAGAAATTCATCAAATTATCATGAGAAAGGGTTATCCGAAAAAATTTTCTATACCATCGATGACAACTGAATTATCTGTACCGCACTTGCTGCAATCATAATCCATGCGGTGGTAAATTTTTGGTGAAGTCACAAAAAATTGCGCAATCTTATCAAATTGTTCTGACGTTAATCCATCCAAGAAATTGCATACTGCTTCATGACCCTCTTCCTCGGCAGAATGCAATTCATCCTGTGTGAAGATTTTATCTACGCACGCAGCAACCAGATCGAATACTGGCATATCTTCTTGCGTCAGAATATCAGCAGTAGGATATTTCATGATCACGCCAATATCATCTGCCAGTAGAATTTTTTGTGTATGCTCTTCGGTAATTTGTAATTGAATCTGATCTAAGTTTAAGATTGTCGGAGTCTTGTGACCGCATTCTCCGCAGATTAGATTAAATTCTGATTCGTTTCCAATAGACTGTGCTCGCAACTTTATGAAGATATTTTGCAAATCAAAGAATGGTAGATTTTCTGCATCAATTTGATTGTTTGCGCATGATGCAATAACTTGCCGCATAGCACGAATCATATCCGCTTTACTGTTGGACTCTGCGGCGAGTATTAAAATCTTTTCTTCTTTGACCAGAAAGGGCCGCATCCTCACTGTTTGTTTTGTAGAATATACTTCAACGTCAAATGTTGGTACTGATAATGTAGGTAATGTCATAATTTACTCCAATTTTTAAATTCGTTCACCTGCGGGAGTATATGCTCCAACAACTTCCCATCGTTTGTATGCGAATGTTACTGGCATTCTAAGAACTTGCGCATTAGTCGAAGAAACAGTAATTGGTGCAATAGATCTTGGGAATGCATCTATAATTTTCCACTGAGCAATAACATTATCTTCGTTATTGAGAGAAACCAAATCAATTTCACTATAATAATCTGCTGGATATCTTACGTACCTAGAAGTCGGATCGACTATCTCTCGCATCCAATCTCCGAAGAAATCTTTTGCTGTCCATGATGTGTCAACTAGAAATGTAAATGTGATTGAGTCTCCACCAAAATCAATAGCATTTGCTCTTTGTTCATTTAAATTGTTTATTCTATATGGTCTGGTTCCCACTAACATCCCAGGAAACATGGCATCTTCCACCATCATTGAAATTAGTTTTGGCGAATCGCCTTGTGTTGTGGAATGTCCCTGAAGGATCGGCGGCGCTGGAAACATCGCTTCAAATCTATTCGACCTCGCCAAATCTGTTTTTTTGACTTGTGATACGAAATCGTTTATATTATGGTATGCTGCGACCATTAGAATTTGCTCCTAGAATCTCTGAATACTTGTTCTTTTGTAGCACCCACAAAGTTCTCGATCGGTAAGAATATTGCTGCTTGCCAGTCTTCGGGGTTGACTTTCAAAAATTGCGAGTTAACATGATTGGTCAGATAATGTTTGATACATGGTTTGACTTCATTCGCATTCTTCAAGTTGTTTAACAGATTGTATGACATACGCAACTTGGTTGTTTCAGAATATGTCTTGGTTGTTTTATAATCTAACAACTCACCAAGAACTTGTGCTCGTAGCAGGTAAGGCAGATAATGTAAATTGATTCCATAGAATCCACCTTTTGCTGGACCAAACGGCAGCACCAACGGAAAGGTATCATAGAAAGGAAGTTCTTCCTTCAACTTTGGATCGTAGAAATACATATACATTGAACCGATCTCGATACTGGAGTTTAATTCGCCAATATCAGATTTCATTACGCTGTTCTGAGACAACCTCGCGCCCACGAGGTTCTTCACATTTCGCATGTACCAATCCATGGACTTTTGTCCATCTCCTGCTTGGGCGCGAAGTCTCTGAAACGGATTTGCCAATTATCTACCTTGTCCTCTGTATGCTTTATAGTTAGCACGTTTACGTTTATTCATGGTTGAAAACTTTATCGAAGAGGCACTGCCACCAATTGATGTCTTGCCCTTCTTTTGATTAGTAAAGGAAATCTTGTTGTTTCCGCTACCAGATTTTGCTTTTGCCATAGATATTCTCCTTCTTATTTATTACGGATTCCCAACTCGTTCTCGGTTAGGATGATGAATTTCCATCCTCTATCTTCACAAAATTCAGTAGCAAATTTCCACTTTGCTTGGTTTACACCCCATTGCATAACTTCCTGTAGAAACTTCTTTGTTTTTCTAGCAGGCACTTTGGGTTCTTTAGTAAACTTCTGCGGTTTTACCTCAACCAGATACTTCTTTGTAACACCACTTTTTTCTTGAACCTTGATATAAAAATCCACGAAATATCTATGTACTCGATTATCTAAAGGAGAGATATACGGTATGGGCAACTCTTCAGATCCCCATTCCAATATGTTGTCGTTATTATCACACCACTTCATGAACTTTAGTTCCCAACTGGAGCGATAAATAATATTGTTCGGATTACCAATGTATTTTTTGGGATTCTGTATTTTATACAGACCTTTCAAAGTTTCCTTACCATAACTCATATAAATAGTCCAAACTCTATACTTAATAGGATATTTATTCTAGATGGCAACCGAAGCACCGCCACCACCAGCGCAGAATCCACCAGCAGGAAACACTACTCCAACAGGTGCGCAATCCACTCCACCAAAAAAGGGTGCCAGTAGATTTAATAGGGATCAATTTGTTGACTCTAAT